TGTCTGTGCCCATACACATTGACATCATACCCATCTATAAATATATGAAAAGATGTTTCACCTATGAGATCTAAAAAGGTACTCTTTCTTTGGAAAAGTTCACTATGTATCTCTATACTATTGGAATTATTCAAAACTTTTTCCAAGATGAATGTTTTTCCTACACCAGAAGAGCCGCATAAAAACACGTTCAACCCCTTTTTAACACATTCTTCCAATCTTTGAAGTTCTTTCGTGTGAAGCGTAGGGGTTGGATCTTTTTTTTGTGGAAGTATTTTAACAAAGGCATCCATGTCTGAAGACTTTACTGAACAAGCGCTAGATATTTTTTTAGAAAATGATACACTTCATAAAAAAGTTATTGAACCTATCAAACGAAAGGTTTACCCTTATGTTATAAGTATTTTACTCTTTAATGTTATTCTTTTTTTGATGCTGGCTTATCTGACTCATCGGGTATATCTGCTACAACTTTGATATTCTCTAATTCTTTGTTTTTTACACGACGGATACCTTCTATCTCCTTATCCAATTCATGACGCATCTCAGATTCGCTCATGAAGGTTTCTATGGGTTGAATATGTAATATTTCGGGTTTAAAGAATTCGGAATCTTCGGGAAATTGTTTTTCGAACGCTTGAATGATGAAATATGGTAGAGGTGGAGATTGTTCTATGAGTCGATCATATTCTGCGCGACATGTTTCTATCATAGTCGTCCCGTCTATAGAACGTTCCTCCACAGGGAGAGATAACTCTAATCGAATAGTGCGGGAAAGTTTACCGTATTGAAGTGACGCAACTCTGCATCCTTCCATCATTTCGTTAATTTTTAAGAATTGCATAATCGTGGCTATGATTCCTGCTATCAGATTCATCGCACCGATTACAGATGGAACCGCACCTCTCATGTTTTCCGGAAACGAATTCTGTGCAAAATTCGCAGTTCCCGTTATCGTCGAAAGAACGATGACTGGTAATGTAAATCGCATACTCTGTTTTTTGAAGACTAAATACGCGTGATTGTGCATGTATCTATAACAGGCGGACGCTTCACCCCATGTTTTCAGGATAACTTCTTGCTGAGGATGCCAAAATGGGACAACTTTGGTAGACTTTTTGTTATTCATACTATAAGTTCGATAAATTTCTGAGACTACTATAAATGAAAAAGAAGCTTAATCCTCAAGTCGCGACGTTCATTATAATAGCACTTCTCGCGGCTGTCATGTATCTTCTGATGTACCCGAAAGAAAATATCGTTGAAGTTCCCGTTCCTGTTCCTGTAGAAACGATAGCACCCAGGGAAGTCGTCATGGAACCCGAATTCAGGAATCCACCTATTAAAAAGTACAAACCTGGACATGTGCAACAAATGGGCGTTCTACTCGGTGATAATAACGAAACACTCCCTTTATACGGAAAAGAGGTTCGAGGTAGACGCGACAGGTATAACTATTATACCGCTACATCTGGGGATCAAATATACCCTCTCCCTGTTTCCATGGGTGATAGAGATTGCATGGATGATATAGGATGCGGGGAACTCTATGGAAACGAGAGCATCAGTGTCATGGGCAACGACTCAAACTTCCAAGCTAAATTGTACAGAACCGATAATTTTTTTTAACTCGGGTTATATAAATGAACGCCGTAGAGCTCGAAGCTTATAAATTAGAGCAGGATGTTGACGTAAATACGAATTATATGGGACAATCAGCGTCTGCTATACAAACATATTATGATAAGATAATTGAGGAAGAAAAAGTTATAAAACAAGTTAATATTAATATAGGAAGGTTATCTACCCTCGTAGATGACGCGTATAATAGCGTGATGGATCAAAATACATCCGTTTCTGACTCTGAATATTTTGTTCAAGCAATATCGGATGCTAATGATTTGGCGAAAGGATATCACGACGTGGGTATACAATCCCAAACTAACATAGAAGTATATAGGGGTTACATTTTGTACGAATATGATTTGATCGAACAAAATGCAATTATCATCGATCAAAAAAAGCAAGAGATGGACGATTTATATACTCGTTATATCATCGCGACGTAAATGTAATACCAAATTTTTTGGATATTAATTTTTTAGCACCTTCTAAGGATGGTTTACTCCACAAGAGCCAGCGAGACCAAAATCCAGCCGTTTTTATCCCCTTTTTACTCCACGTTTCACCCATTCTCCCATGACGAGCTAAATATCTACGCATACGCGAAGGATCTTTATGAATCGTATAATCTGAATACCCTTTCCCTCCAAAATGAATTTTAGATCCATCCTGAAAAATGGCGGTAAACTTTTTTTCAGGGTGTAAACTTTTTATAAGTTTAACCCTCATTATTTTATAAGTAATATAATAATACCATGGCCAGATGGTATAATAATGGATCGTACACGGCTTATGGAAATAATATTTATTCAGAAACTGGTACAAATAAATTTTATCTCGATACGGGTGGTTCTAACGGATTTTTATTAGGAACACGAACGTATAGTAATGGTAGATGGAACTATAGTACCGGGACGGGTGATGGTGCTGTAGTTCGTTTAGAGGATGGAAGTGAAGTATTATATACGGGAGGGTATAAATCTGGGGGCAGTACTTGGGCGCCGTCTGATCCAATTACGTATAAAATAGATGCATATGAAACGGGTAAAGTATTTAGTCTTCCTGCGGGTACGGAACGTCTATCAGGAGATGGTTCTTTTAGATTACCAGACGGTACTGTCATACCTGGAAAATCTAAAAAAATGCCAGATGGCAGTTTTGAGCAACCTGAAGGAACGTATAAATTAACTAAAACAAGTTCAAATAAAGTTGCGACAAACAAAGCGGGTGTCGAATCGGATGTATCTACCGCAAAAACAACAAAAAATGCGGCAACTACTCAGAAAAATGACGCGGTGTCAAAAGTGGAAGATCTCGAAATTTCGATGCGAAATTCAACCACGAAATTCAATACAATGAAAAGTCGGTACACAGCTGCCGATTCAGCTGCTGTAAATAAAAGACGATTGAGAGGTGATATAGATGGTCAGCGTTCAGATATATCAAATAGGTCCGCGGAAGCAAAAAATAAACGTGTGGAAATGAGTACTGTTGATAAGATAACAACTCTCGCAGGTTTAGCGGCATTATTCGCTTATTTACAAGATGAAGAAACTGATATAAACGATACAAGTGGTTCGGATTCTAAAAAAGGATGTGTAATGGCGTGTCTTCCTAAAAATTATATCGATTATCACTATGGAAATATAGGAAAGGAAGATTTAATATATTCCACTTTAGATAATCTTAGGGAAGAATTTAGAGAATTAGAAGTAGAGGCAGAACAACCATTTTGTACTGAAGAAAATTTTGATTGTATGAATCATTGTATAGCCGCATGCGCAAATAGATACGACGGTCGCCCGGGTGATGGTGATGGAGATGGAGATGAAGATCCTTGGTGGAAAAAATGGTTTCCGGATGTAGATGAAAACCTAATAACGTCCGTTATAGTAGCTATATTAGCAGTCATAATAATCGCCTTTTTAATCATGATATTCTCACTTTACTCTTCATAGCTTAAAGAATTTCCATTCTTTATGTATATGATTCTGAGTATAGACGTGGGAATCAGAAATTTGGCTATGTGCCAATTTAATGAAACATCTAACCTAGTCGTAAATTGGGACGTTTCCGGAATACCTCCCGAGCATAAAGATGGTGTATATGTTTCATTAAGAAAGCATTTAGATGAAAGACCATGGATTCTCGAATCAGATATCATTTTGATAGAGAAGCAACCCGATCGTAATAAAAAAATGAAAATGGTTGAACACTTTTTACACGCGTATTTTGTCATAAAAGCTCCAAAATCTGAGACGATCATTTACGATGCGAGGTTTAAAATCCCAGATGTAGTGGGTCCCGGGAAAGCGCAATACATGAAACGTAAAAAGGTATCCATAGAAAGATGTGAAGCATTTTTACGTGGGGATGATACGAATAAACATTGGATAGAAACCTTCATGAAGTCTAAGAAGAAGGACGATTTAGCTGATACTGTCATGCAAGCTATAAGTTTCACGAAGCGGGTAGAGCCCAAGAAAAATGAAAAGATCGTGAAGAAACTTGTTCCCCGAAAACCTAATGAAAATCAAAAGCGTACTAAATATTCCAAATGTAACCTCGCGTATATATATAAAAATAGTCCCGAGTGTGAATGTCTAGAGAATAATAAAAGATTCATGAAAGATCTCAAAAGGTATTATAGATGCATAGATGATCTAGTAGGGGAATTATCTTGAATAAATTCATTTCTGTAAATATAAGCAATGCGCTTAATGTCAACACATTTATTATACTTTTTTAAAAAAAGTTCTTCTACCTGAAGTTTACGTCTCGTGAAGATTTCAAAATATTTTAATAAAATATCATATTTGAAAAGACTTCGTTGGTGGTATGTGTGGACATATTCTCTCCATTCCGGTAACGTTTCAGTTTGGTGTTGGTCAGTATCTCCTCTTGTGATAATAGAAGTCTGTGCACATACAGGGATACATGGTATATTTTCACCACCTAAAAGTCCATGATGTACATGGTCAATCGTATTATCCATGTTTATTTTATCTAGAAGTTCATTAGCAAATTTTAAGGTGACATATTGCCCTTCTGTACCACCGTTATTACCGATCATTAGAGGCGCATTTTCGATACTGATTGTTGAGGCTACTTGTAAACATCCCATTTTTATATAATCAACGTTTTCGAAATATTTCATCTTTATCTCCATAAATTTAGATTCCCAATCTTCGATTAGAACAACGTCATCTTCGAATATGAAAGCCTCTTTGATATTGTTATCGACCATATCCTTCAAAGCTTCAAGATGTTTGATATTGCATGAAATGTATGACATACAAAGTTTACTATTTGTTATATATTTCAACCATTGACAAAACATATCCTCTCTATCGTATTGAGTTATCCAATGCGCACCAGGTAACGTAGATTCTAAA